TGGATATATTTTTTGTAATGATTTAAGTTGCTTCTCGTTCATTAGATAACCATATCTATCAATAACATCAGCTACCGTCATAAGATCAACTTTACCAGCATAATTTGAATCAGCTATATATCTTTGATCTGGTGATTTTTGATAGAATGTTAAAACAGGATTCCACAACTCTACATCATAATCATCTTCCAACATACGGAAATGCCAAAACTCTCTATCAGAAATAAGCATATCTCTAAATGCTCTTTCTTCTAGTTCTTGCATATGAAATCTTTCTTCATCAACTGCAAGCTGATGTGATGCCCATTCTTCTACTAAACTTCTATAGTCTTTAGAAAAGAAGTCTTCTATCTCTGGTAAAGATCTTAATCCTTCTGGACTAAGTTGTTGTTGTGCTTCTTTAGAACCTGGATCCATACCCATTTCTAACATTCTTCCAACTAACTTTCTTTCTGCATCTGCTAATAATGATTCCTCTACTTGTATTCTTTTTTGCTCAAGCATTTCATTATATGAGGTATCATCAACAGCTCTAAACTGAACTTTAGAATATCTCTTAGCAAATTCACCAGTAAGAACATTGATTACGTTTGGAATTATAGGATAAAATTTTAACTCAAGTGCTGAATCATTTTCTTGTGTTAACACATCCATAAGGTCTTTATAGTCATTGTCTGGTTCTACTATGTAATCAGATTTATCTATGACTCCTTTAGCTAGTTTGTAATTCTTTAATAGTCTTCTAGCATTTATACGTAAAAACTCTATACCTTGTAATTCTAACCAGTCCATATTCCAAGCAGCCCAATCATCAGTTTTCTTTGAGTACGGTAAAAACTGTGTTGGTTGTGTAAGGCTTGAAAAGGTAGGCCCGCTGTTTGCATCTGCCTTGGCCCCATTCTTCAATTGCATTGCGTTTAATACTCTCATATTGGCTATTTTATATTTCTAAATCCAGATCTTCTAATTTTTTGACCTCCAATACTTCTTCTACGGCCTATATTTTTAAACGGACTGGTATACTTTAATTTACTTATTTTTTCTGAATTTACCAAAGAATCCCCTTCTGATTCACGCCTTTTAGCATATCCTCTATTAGATTGTTGTATTTTTACAAATGCAACTAATGCACCAAAAGCTACTAATCTATCAACGTTAAGTCCTGGATAGTATGCTAACATTTCTTTCAAAAGCATTGGATCAGGTATACGCTCTACACCTAAAGTCTGTTTCATTACATTACCTTCATCATCTAAATCTTCATCAATAACTTCTCTTATAAATTCAATTGCATATGATATCAAATGACTTTTAAATAATGTACCTGTATTCTTCCAACCATACTCTTGATAAACTGTTCTATTTGATCCCAAATCCTTTAAGAATAATATCTGTTGTTTTGGAACAAGATACCTTTGTTTTTTTCTTGCTATCATATGCTGTATAAACAAAGAAATGTTATTCTCAACAATTGTCCATGCATTGTACCATTCTATTATAAATTCAAGTCTTTCATGCGTCTTGTTTATGTCATCAAATCTACCACACCAAGCAGCTACTATTTTATCTTTTTCTATAAACTGTTCTACATCTCCAGCTTCATTTGTACGTGTAACTTCTGTTGCATTCTTGTAAACAAAAATACTACACAATGAATCTGATGTTGTAGTTTTACCCTCTGATACAGGGTCAATAGATGCATAGTAAGAACCAAACTCTGGTCTTTTCTGAGCAGGACGTTCCCAAACAACTATTGATCCAGTTTTATCTGTTGCTTTTTTATCTACTGGAAATTTGGTTATTGGTAATTTACTTGTTCTTTTTGCAATTATTCCCTCTTGATCTCTATCTAGTTCTATAAGTTCATAAGAATAATCTTTGTCCTCAATCTTTTTCATTTGCTTTGAAAGTATACCTTGAGGGAATATAGATGCCTTTCTATATGCAAATGCTTCAGCAATATTTTTAGGTTTCTGTGATATCCTTAGTTGATATTGCTCAGGAGATAATTCTGCCTTCCATCTTTCTCTTTCTCTATCTATAGCTTGTAGTGCTTCTTGAATCTCTGAGTTGCCGTATTTATCCAAATAAGGAGGCATAGACCACTGTTCTGGAATAAATAGACCTGCCATACCAATTGTACCATCAGCATCCATTAGATTGGTTTCTACAGCATATATATCATTTGCTGTAGGATTAAGGATCATATCTTTTAGTGGATTACATTGTTCTAAATCCCCAACAGATCCGGCTGCTATAAACATACCAGTAGTTACCATACCAGATGACATTGCAGGTCTAAGGTACTCATACGTCTCCATCATCTTTGGAGCAATACCTGCTTCCTCATGAAAGAAATAAGTACATGGACCACCTACTCCAGTAGTTGCATTTTTCTCAAATGATGCACCTTGTATCTTTGACTTAAGACCTCTAGATGTTTTTCTATTACCAACTTTAACCTCTATCTGTTGTTGCCATAGTAAAACTTTTTCTGGATTACTTGGTCTATACCATGCAGTATGTTCATTTAAAAAAGTTTTATACTCCTCTAGAAACTTCCATGATCCTTTATCATTAATATAATCTTTTAAAGATGCTCCTATTTTACACGTGCTACCCTCCTCAAACCAATAGGTATTTATAATTTTACCCATGTGAAAATAAGAGGAGGCAATCTGACGTTTCTTTAAAATAGCTGAGTGTTGATTATTTAGTTCAGCAAGCAACTCATACAAAGCCATATGATACTGTGCATCACGTACTTTAGCAAAACCATACTTTTTTTCTTCTTTATCAAAAATTGGTAAGAAGTTTAACCACATATAATAATCCCTGGTCAAATACCAAGTCTTGTTATTATTTTTATATATTACACCCTGTCTACATTTATTTTTTTGATCTTCCCAATAAGTGGTAAAATCTTTAGATCTAAATGGTGAGCTACAATACAAACCATCTTTGTTAAATCTTGTAGCTTCTTCAACAAATATTAAACTTGTTTCATCAAATTCATATCTACCGGGTTCTTTAAATATATCAAATATAAACTCTTGGAACTCTGTATCATCTTTAAATTCTGTAGTGTTCCATGTTCCATTATCATATGTAGGTATAGTCCTACTCATATCTTATAATAGCAAATACATCTCCTGCTTGAAGAAGTAAATGCTCTACGCCTTCATGTTCCATTGGTGTAGGCATAGCGTGTTCAGCATACTGTACTTCATCCCCTACATTTATCTCCTGTACTTCAGCACCTACACCAACCACTGTACCTTTAAACTCCTTCTTTTGAGCTATTTCTGGTATAATAATTCCTGATGCAGTTTTTGTTTCTGCTGCTTTCCTTTTAATTAACAGTCTTTTACCTACTGGTATAACTACTTGTTTCATATGCTTATACTTTTTTCCAAGATCCACTGCCACCAAATGCACCTAATCCTTCACCTACACCTACTGCTGTAGCGTTACCACTAGTACCCCAAGTTACCTGTAGAGCACCACCATCTTCGGCAACAAATGCTACTCCAAATGTAGTTGCTTTTAATAATGTTTCTTCACTACCAAAGTAGATCAGACCTTCTGCTTCAGTATCTCCTACACCAACACCTCCAGCACCACCTTCAAACTCATAAGTATTGCCATTGTTGTCTTCAAATGTTACTGATACATGTGAATAAAATAAATATCCTTGGACACTAATTGTACAACTATAAGTAGTTACACCATCTGTATCAGCTGCCCATGCCCCTGAAGGAGCTAAATCTAATAATCTTGCATTCCCATCACTATCAGGGGTGTTAGGATTGATTCCGTTTGCTGCAAACCATCTGTCTGCTTTTTTTCTTCTGTTCATAATTTTAATTTTAATTTTGGTTTATAATTGATCATAAGCTAATCCTGCACCTCCACGTACAGAACTCTCTTGTTCTTGTTTCATATCTGTAAATGCTCCTTTGTATGATTGTCTAATATTCTCAAATTTTGCTGCAGCATTTACCATAGCATTGATGTTACCATCTCTACCATGCTCTATTTGTGTCACCTCCATATATTTAGCAAGCCTATCTAACATAGATTTTATACCAACATAGGCTCTATATGTAGGTGTTTCATAAAGTTTCTTACACATGTCTAATGCATATCTAATACTGCTATCTTCAGGTGACTCTTCCAATTCTATTTCTTCTATTATAATTTCTTCCTTTTCATGTTCAGGTAAGTTAAAGAATGGATTCATATCAGGATTAGGGCAAGACATATAAAATACATATTGATATACCTGCATGTGCGTATCAGGATACTCCTTCATAATTTTTTTTAAAAACGGCAATGCATAGCAATGCTCAGTCAATATGAGCTTGCTGTTTTGTACATCAAATAATTTTACTATCATTTCTTTTTATTTTTTAATAATTTTTTAAAATCACCATAGTTGTGTTGCAATGTAATTGCTTCTGATTGTCCATCAATAAATACATCTGTGTAGTCATTTTTGAACTCATCAGTTGCCTCATGAAAATATTGCTTACACCAAACAACCTTATCTAGGTCAATCATGATTTTAGTATTCTCAAATCTAAAATCTGTAGGTATTTTAGAATGTTTAGACTGAATAGCTATTGCTACTATAAATTCTTTATATCTCATTTTTGGTTTTCTTTTAGCCACATTATTAAAGATCTTACTTCATCTTTTAAATATGGAAGTTCATACATTTTTACTGTATCTAATACCGGTTCTCCATTCACATGTTCATTGATTGGATATCCATTTTTATCTGTACCAACTTGTTTGAATTTTACATGTTGGATATTAAGCTTACCAACCTTTAGTTTTGGGTTGTGCTTTTTAATAATATACGCATAAATACTTAATTGTAAGTTATAATGATTAAGATTACAGTCATCTAAATGGTTTACAGGTCTAAACATTTTGTTAGTTATACCTTCCCAATTAGTAAATCCTTTAGTCTTTATTTCTTTATTAGTCTTATAATCAGTAATATTAATATATCCATTTACTATCTCTACTAAATCTGCTTGACCACAAAGTTTTGCAGATTTAAGATATACTAAATGCTCAGGATATACACCTTCTTCTAACTTTTGAATAGGTGCAATCTTATCTCCTGTATCTTCATCAAACAATGGTTTTATAATAGGCACTTCTGTACCATACTTTTGAATTGTTTTGAAGTCTAACATGTCAGCTTCTCTCTGATCATGATAAAAATTACCTAGCTTTATTGCTCTTTCAGTTTCACCATCCCAAGCAGCTAGTATTTCTTTAGGAGTCATACCATACCATTTAGATCTTTTGTTTTTAGATGACTTCAATGCTTGGCCTTCTCTATCAAACTTAGGTTTAAATTTCCCTATGAATGATGTAACACTCAACCAATCTATTTTATCTTGATCAGTGCTTTGATAAACATGCCCTTCTTCTTTAAATAATATTGCCATCTTATGTACTTGTTGTTGTCCAATGGTTATCTTTAACTTCTAGTTCTTCACCATCTATGTATTCTAATTCATAGGTGGTTTTTAATATCACTTGTTCTCCAGGCCTGTCTAGTAATATTGCAGCCTCTTCTGGTGATATTTGTTCTTCTTCTAGTAGTTCTATAACTATTTGTTCTTTACTTATTTTCATTTTTTTCTATTTGTTGGTTTATAATATCTTCTTGTTCTTCTGTTACAACAGCATCCCAAAAACCTTTTGGACATTCAGTAGAAAGTGATCTAACTTTAAATCCTAAACTACATCCACAATCTTTACAGCAAGGTTGTGTACCTGGTGCTAAACAACTGTCACCAAATGCATCAAATAAACTACATTTGATACATATTTGGAATCTATCTGTTGCAACAGCTTCAACATGTTCTTTTTTAAATACAGTGTTTCTTATACCTTCAGCAATCTGATCTGCATTCTTGAATATACTTATATATTTTTTCCAACTTCTAGCCATTTTTAAATTTTTCTTTTTCTAATAAGTCTTTATGTATTTGATCAAGTGCTGTTTCCATATATTCAACATCCTTTTTAATATCTTCACTTTTTGCATATCCGTTATATGTTCTCTTTGCTATGTTGCCAAGTAAACTTTTATTCTTCATTATTGCTTTTTCAAGCTTAGATTTTCTGAGCTCAAATGTTCCTAAACCCTGCAAATAGATTCTGGGAAACTCAAGCTCAGATAACTTTTTTCTTACCTTTGCATAATAAAAAGTAATAAAATCTTCCACAACTTGTGGATGAACGCCCACTTCTTTTGCAATATTCTCTCTAAACGCCTTGTGTGACTTGGGTCTCATTTCCTAAAATTTTATAATCTAATAAAACAAGACCGGTAGTCTGTATATTTATATCTGAACTAACTGTAATAGTTTTTTTATTATTACCTTTTTTGATCAGTAATCCTTTTTTCTCAGCTTTAGTAATTGCATTACGTGCTGATTGAGGACTTTTAAATATATTCATACTAACTATCTTCAAACAAAATTTAGTCAATTCAATATCTGGTGTTTTAGAAAGTTCACATAAAAATTTTAAGTCAGATCCTGTGACTAAAATATCATTAAAAAAACAATATGATAGTATTTGATACCTAATTACAGTATCCATGTCTGTCTTTAATTTAAAATCAACTTTATTTACTAATGCCATATTATAAACTCAATATCATATCAACAAGGTCTGGATGTGGATAGCAGTCTGACTTACCTCTTCTAACATTACCATGTACTAATAAACCTTTTACTTTTCCATAGTAAGCATCTTCTTGAAAGTCAAAACCTTTTGTTGGTCCATACTTTTTGATAAATTGTTTTAAACCTAATCTTATATCTATCTGATCTCTATCTCCAACATATCTAAGCCACTTTTCCGTAGCCTTGATTTGTTCTTCTGAATAGTTATGCCAATGTAATTTACCCTTGAACATCTCTGGTAATTCTATAACTTGATCTTCAATACACTTAGATCCTACATATGTAGTCATAGTTCTGCTATCCAAATAACCCATGCTACATATTTCTAGCCCTACTGAATGTCTATTCATATAACCAGATCCTGTTTTACCTAAATGAAATCCTTGACAACCTTCTGGAAATGCTTGCACCATTACACCATCATATTCATCATTTCCATTTCTGTGGTTTACTCCTCCTAATACAAACTCTGTAGCAATTCTACCTCTACTGTCTCTACCCCAATGATCTATACATCTATATGGATTTGCATTACCTGCTGTATGGTGTAAGAATATGTATTCATTATTTACTGGGCCTTCAACATATTCACCCTTTGGTAAAAAATGTTTATGTATAATTTGATCATATCCTGTTTTAAAAAACTGAGCTGAGGTATCATTATCCTCATCTATTTCAATAGTTCTTGCATCTTTAAGTGTTGTTATGAGCACCCATGTATCTGATCCTACAATTCCATCAGCTACTAAACCATGCATTAATTGAAATCTAATAACATGCTTTTCTGTCTGTGGGCCAAAAACACCATCAGGTGTTATACCTAATTGTTGTTGTAAATATTGAACGTCTCTGTGTTTATCTCCTTTTTTTATTGTCTTCATCTATTCTATTTTACTAGCAGCTTTTTCCATCTCTGCTTTAAATTCTTTTTCTTCCTCAGACACTTCATTCTTTGGATTAGCTTGTGCTGCAGCTTGTGCCATAAAAATCTGAGCCTG